GAACTTCCCCCGTTGAGGACCACAGCCTTGTTTTTTCGTTGCCTGACCCAGCCCCCCTAGCGTTATCTATTACTCTAGCCGTTCTTTAGCGGCTATCATTCTCGAAAACAATAAAAGCAAGTGGGGGTACGTCGCATAAGGTAGAAGATAAAGCCGTCTTGTATGACCAATTGCTGAGTGTGAACCGCCCATCATTAACTTCCAAGGAGAAATCCACCACGGTTACAGGCGTGAAGAACAAAAAGAACCAGACAATAAACATGACAACGTACCAGCCAAGGGCGTACCAACCAGCCTGAAACCAGAAGATAGGCGACTTCATCTCAGTCTTAAACGTCATTTGTGCGTCTCGAAGATGCTTATAAACCAATTTGAAACAAGCCCCACAATAACCGCTCCGGCTAAACCAAGTAGTGCTGCTGCCGTTTTCCAGCTACCCTTTCCCTGCAAGATCGCATCTCGAAGTTCCCTAACGTCAGACCTTATAGACGTTACGTCACTCTCCAAGTGATCTAACCGGGACTCAAGAGCTACAAGGCGCTCCCCGGTTGTTTCCTGCCGTGCCATGTCATCCTAACCTACGCCTTTGGACGAAGCCAAATTGTGATGTTGTAGTTCGTTGTGGCTCCGGCTGTGCCGGTTGTGGTTAGCTTAATATCGCCTGTGGTGCCGGTTGACTTTGGATCAACCAGCCCACCCTCTTTAGACCAATCCATGACCCCCTGTCCGGGAGTCAATGTGACGATCTTATCATTGGCGGTAGCATCCCATTCCAACTCCACACTAGCGAATCCAGCCACATCGTATTCGATGCGGTCGATTGCTGAGTATGTAGCTGCTGTGCCTGCGGCGTCAGTGAGGGTGGAGATGTCCACCTTTGTCACTGCGGCTTCGTTGGTAGTATCCAACTCACCGAGGAGCCGCACGACATAGCGGCGGCCAGTATTGGCCACCACCTGTACGTCCGTTACGTTAGCCATCTGATTTCCCTATCTATCGAATTAGGTGAGGTCCATAGCCTGTGCATACTCGACAGTGAGAACACCAACACCAGTTCCGGTATTGCCGGAAGTCAGGATGAGAGTGCGGTCAGTCGTGCCAACATCGATCCAACGACCAGCGACAGCCGCCGATGCCGTAGGAGATACCGATACCAGACCAAGGGCGTTGCCCTGAATTGCCGTGGCTGCGGTCAGCGCGTCTGCGTCGTCCGAGTAGCCAAGGCCAGCGGTGGAAGCTGCGCCATTCCAAACAACAGTGACAAAAAGAGAAACCGAAATGATATGACTGCCAGCAGGGATGATGATCCCCGTGGTTGTGGCCGCCTGCGTTACGTTGGCGCTCTGCACCATCTTAACGAAGCCGATGTTATCTGCCCGTTCAGAACCGGCCTTGATTGGACCAGAGAAAGTTGAGGAACCCATAATAATAATCCTTCACATAATAGCTATAGTCTTGTGATGTCTGACAGGTATCAGTCTATAGCTATGGTTTAACCTGTAGCTGTATTCTACCACATAGATTTTTGTAGCACACAAATAAAAGAAGCCCCGCCCTTTTTAAGGGGCGAGGCTTCAGTTAGTCAGGGGGAGAAAGGAGGCGAACTCCCCCGACTATGTTGCTTAGATACCGGGCGAGCCGTAGAAGCCAAGTGGATCGGTGAAGCCGAAGCTGTACCGTTCACGAGCCTTATACCGGACATTGCCAGTATCGAAATCACCGTCCATGCCTGTGGACATTGCCACACGCTGGAAGTATTTCGCACCGTTCGGGCAGTCGGTCTTGATGAACCAAGCGTCCGGGTCGGTGAGGAAGTGATTGACCCGATAGCCCTCTGGAATCGATCCGTTGCTCTTGATAGCGTTCAGATCGTTGTCCGCAGTACCAACCCGCATTTCTGTTTCCAGAAGACGAGTGGCCACGAACATGAGTGCTGGTGGGATAATCAGCTTGCGTGGGCGTGCTGCAATCAGAAGTCCACGCTCGTCAGTCCATGCGGCGATGTTAATCACTGCATCTTCCAAAGAGGTTTCGTTCATGTCAGCAGCGGTCGTGGGCTCATTGGCGTTCGTTCCACCAGACACCAATGGGTGTGCAGTGTCGAACAGTGCCTGACCATCACCAACCGTGTAAGCTGCGAAGCCGTTGTTCAACGGATAAGCTGCCTTCACCTGCTTGGTGTAGGACATCGACCGGGCCAGTGCCTTGGTGTAACGGGTAGACAACTGCTCATAGAGGTTGTCTTCCATCGCTTCTTCCGTAACGGAGAAGCCCATTGCAATGGTCTCATGATTGTAACGAGCGGTCCAGACTTCCTGTCCGTTGTCATAATCAATCGATGCACCTTCTGTCTTGACCGGAGCGGCACCAAAACCAGAGAGCTTTACTTCTTCTTCGAAGCTACGTTCTGAGGATTCCGTGTCATAAATCTCCGCATGTTCGTCTTCATAACGAGCATACTCAAGACCAAACAGTGCGTTTAGGCCGGGGACTAGCTGCTTAAGCTGTTGTGCGCGTGTCATTACCATAGTTGATATTCCTTTCTACTATGCCAAGCCAAGCGCAGTGCGCAGAGCATGAGTCGTGAGGACGACGTAAACATCAGTGTAGGTATCGCCTACGGCTGAGGTCGGGCTATCCACAAAACCAATGATCTTTACAGGGAGCGTTGCAGTTGATTCAATCAAGGAAGCATCCAAAGACACACCAGACATACCAGTAATGGTGCTGCCTGCACCCTGAACAAGTGCTGAGTTAGCGAACAGGGCCGTCTGAGCGAGCGTATCATCTGCCTGAATCTGGAGAACCAGATCGGCATCTGAGGCGATCAGAGCAGAAGCGTCGGAAGCCACCGTGGAGGCTGGCCAATAAGGTTTGTGCACAACCTGACCCGAATTTGGATCAGTGTATGAACAACCCATGAAGACTCCAAGTGGAGTCGCTGCTGTGGTGCCAGTGTCTTTTTCGACAGTGCCACCAGTTACTGGCTTCACGAGATCACCTGTGAAAATACTTGTGGCGTAACCAGAAGCGATCTTATAAGACGTAAGACCACCAGCGTAAGGCTGACCACCAACAAGTTTCACAGGTCGGAAGCCGTGGGGAGAAGCTGTAGTAGCCATCTCTTATCCTTTCGGGCTTAATTTATTCGTCCTTAGACGAACGTCCAACCTTACCGAACTCTACCCTAGAACGACGTTCTGGCTTGAGGATCGGCATCGAAGTGTTACTCTCCTTCATAAGAGAGTTGTCTACTGAATCAAGCTGCGAGCGTGCAGCGTTTTCATAGTAGGCGTTGCGTTGGACAGCTACTTCCTCGGGAATCTTGCAGAGGATCAGGCCACCAATTTCGACGTTCTCCGGGAAATCGGAGTTGCGATCTACCAGAACAGTGATTTCTGGATGATCGGTACTTTTGACAGGGACCCAGCCCTGTCGAAACTTATTTGACACATTGGGCGCGTCTGTCGTGCCTAGTGTCGCAGTGCGAATCCAACGATAGCGATAACCACCAGAAGGATCGGGCGTGGGTAGAGTTGAAGGAGGAGCCCAAGATTTAGCATGGGTCGTGTTCTCCCGTTGTTCTACCTCACGAGGAGTTTTGTTAACCATATCATGTACCTCTACTTTCAAGTTTAATTTTTTCTTTGGCGTATTGCTCCTTGCTGATACCCATCTTCTTGCAAAGATTGACCTCAGATTGAGTCAGCGTAACCTTCTGCTTGCCTCGGCTGCTTGGTGCGCCTCGGCCAGCCCCGTTGACAGTGGGACGACGGCCATGTGGTTTTGATGTGTCATCGCCACCATCAAATTCTTCAGGGAACCGTTCGCGCATACCCTCGTCAATCAACCTCCAATACTTCTGAGTACGGGGGTCAACGTCTTGTTCCAAAACAAGTTCTTGGTGGAGTGCTTGAGCGTAGCCGGTCATCCGGGTGTTCTTCCCGAACCACGAATTACTAGACAGCCATTCCCGCGCTAGAGGGTCTGGTTCCTGCTGCTGCGGCTGTTGGACCTGCGGCTGCTGACGAGGTGCCGCGCTGCCGGGTGCATTGCCGGAACCCTCGTCACTGACGGGAGCCTTCTTATAAAGAGGGGTATATGATTTAGCCTGCTGCAACTCATACTGAGCCTCAGCGATTGCGGATTGTGATGCCGCCAGCTTGTCACTATCGCCGCTTTCATATGCTTCCTTGAACGCTGTTTGGGCAGACGCCAACCGGGCTTCTGCCGCCGACTTGCTGGTGGTGATGAGCTTTTCTTCGCCGGTAGATAGCTGATCCATCAGCTTCCGGTTTTCCTCATACACCCTCTTGGCATAATCTACAGCAGCTTGGTTCTCTCTTGCAAGAGCCTCGGCCCGACGGCGTTCCTCGTGACGCTGCCACGAGAGTTGCTTGATGCGATCCTGCGCCCGCTTGCTATAACGCTTGATCTCGTCGTCGGTCGGGTCTTCTTCAAGGGCTTCCTTCTTGGGAGGTGTTCGGCCCCGGTCTTCTTCCGGTGTATCGTCAACCACCTCGTATTCAAGTTCATCGTCCTCAGAATCGACCGTGAGATTGTCGAGGTCTTCGTCGAGGTCTTCATCTTCATCTTTGCGATTTTCTTTAGCCATGCCTATACCCTTTCAAATTTAGCTGGATCATTAACGACTGCCTCTATAGAATCATCAAACATGAGCCTATATTCAGCACCGTCGTATTTGAATCTTGTCCCGCTGTAGCTACGGAACATCACCCAACTACCCGGTTCGCACCGTGGACCGTTTGGAAATCGAGATTCATCTTGGTAGGCATCTGGCCCCATAGTGACAACAAGACCAAAGATTGTGGCAGTGCCTTCTCTGGTCTTCAGGTCATCAGGGCGGTAGATACCACCGGCTGTCTTCTCTTGGATTTCAGGTATGGCGACCAGAACATATGGACCAACTGGCGTTGGCAACTGGTCAGCTTTCTTCGCGGCTTCTTCAGCCTTGGAAGTGTCGTACATCTATTCCTCTTTCTTGCGCCTCAAGTAATTCTGGAATAAGTGTACAACACAAACCGATAATGCGTGGGCAATTATTTTGGAGGACGTAACATTACCAAGTTAGTCATCTCATTAAGTCCCGTCTGTAATACCGCAAGACACTTCTCGTCGGTAGCCTCCCGCCCCAAAGCCCATATCTCTACGTGGCTTTTATCGTCTAGGTCTGAATGAGTAACAAGAACTATTGTTCTCACTTCGCCTATATCGCCCTGCTCTATATCATTAGCCACTGAACGAAGACCCTCTACAGGGTCTCGGTAGTCAGATTCAAACAGTGGGACAACCTTTAGCTTAGGTGACTCATCATCACAACTCATCTTGTACGTCCAGTTCCTTGTTCAACTCAACAATGAACTGCTCTATAGATTGAAAAGCCCGTAGCTTCGCCAGCGCCGCAGCATACTCAGTCTGATTGCTGCATCCACCAGCAAGTACATGCTCCTCGATCTGCTCAGAAGCATTACGCAATGCCTTGAGAACGCGCCTTGGGTAGTTGTATGGGTCCACCTTTATTCACCTTTCTTCTTTGTAGCCTGAGTCTTGGCGACCGCCCTCTTGGTTCCCGCCTCTACAGTGGTGCGGAAGCCAGCGATCTTCTCATCACTCTCTATCTTTTCTGCG